TTGTAATTTAGATTGTGTATACTGTTTCCAGAAGCATGATGTTAAAGAACGTACTAGAGGTTTTACCTACTTTGATGAATTGATTAAATTACTTATTACTTTACCATTAGCTGATGACTTTGAAGTTAAAGTTACTGGTGGTGAGTCTAGTCTTCATTGTGATAAGATTAGACAAGATTATAAGAAGTTTAAGAAATTAGAGCGTTATAAAGAGACAACTATCAATATGACGACGATTTCTAATGGTAGCAATATAGGTGGTCTGATAGATCTTTGGAATGACCATATTTTAGATCCATGGGGTTGTAAGATATCCTGGGATGGTATATATAGTGCATCCAAATCCAGAAAACCAAAGAATATTAAAGTTTTCAATGATGATTATTTTAATAAAGCTATTATTGAACTTGGCAGATCTAACTATCATGATAAAGTATTAGTTCGTACTGCATGTACTCCAGATACTATAGATAATTTATATGATGCATATAAATTTGCATTAGATAATGGCTGTTATAAATGGGAATACTATCCTTTATCGGATTGTGATTATTATAAAGATCCAGACTTCCTCAAGAAGTTTGAAGAGCAACTTTATTATATCTTTGAAGAGAATGCTAGAGAAGAAAATGATGATAAATTAGTTGCAAATGTCGACACAATGTTGTATACTAAATATGCAGGCATTAAGGATAAACTTCGTGCTATTAGTTGTCGACATCTTGGTCATTTCCTTCACGTTGGTATAGATGGATCATTATATCCATGCGGATACTTCTCTGATGATGCATTCTATGAAAATCAAACAGTTAAGATTGGTGATGTATTTACTGGATTATATCCAGATGTAATTGAATCATTCTCTAAAGAATATAGTCAAACTCCAATGTGTAGTATCTCTGAAGATGATGGTTGTAAGTGTTATCATTGCTTTGAATGTCCAGCTGTAAGCAAATTCTATAAGAATAACCTACAGAATAAAATGAGACAGCAATGTGCAATGAGACATATTGAACTTAAAGTATTCAATGATATCTATAAAGATTATGATAAAGATAAAGAACGTATAGTACGAAATTTCTCCTATGCTGGATTCTAAAACATGTAATTATGGGTTTGGGTTAAACTCTGTAGAATTTAATATGTAAAAGGAGAATTAGTATGAGTACTACAAGAACTATCGTCAAGAGACGATCTATGAGAATGAAAGTTTTTAGAGTTATTAAAGCACTCTTTAAACCAATCTATATTTTGAAGGCTATAAGAATACTTTTAAATATCCTTGTACCTAAGAAAAATAAATAAATTATTACCCCATAGGAGTTTTATCTCCTATGGGGTTATTATTTTAACATTTAGATAATCATAAAGGAGGATTAAACATGGCAAAACTTAGAGATACAGCTATTAAAGATAATCTATCTATAGCTGGAAATGTAACAGCTGCAGGTAAAGTTTTATCTGTCGAAGGTCATACTCATACTCCAGCAAATATTACTGGAATTGATAAATATATAGAAGATAAAGTTAAAGCTGGTGGTACTACACTACCAGAGAATATAAATGCTAAAACATTAGATGGTCATGCTATTAGTGATTTTGTATTAAAGTCAGAATCGACTGGTAGTGGAAATACAAATGATATAGTACGAGTATTTAGATATTTTAATGCCTCTATTCCATATACCAAACTATCTTTTAATAAACCTATTACTAGTGCAGATATTAAAATTAAATCTGTAACAGTAGAAACTAATAGTGCAATAATTACATTAACCCCAGTTATGAATATTCAATATAAAAGACCAATTTTTTATACAGAAAGACCTAATACAATAGTAGATTTTTCTACCGATTCTAATGGTACTACTGTAGTATTAAATATTCAAGATGCATTTGTTATTAAAGTCTTTGGGGAAGCTACTGAAGTAGCAAATTTAACTTTAAATGTAGGATTATCTAGTAGTGGAGATGGATTTTATACTGAAGGTAGTATTTGTACAATAAATACAAAGCAATTTATTCAAGAAAATTATATAAATATAAATTATAAAATGGTAGCATATAGAATTTCTAATAATATGAAATATATATGTTTCCATAGTCATTCATATAATAGTTTACCAGATATGAATGCAAATTTTAGATTATATGATTTGGACAATGATATTATAATTAGAATCATTGGACAAACAATATTTGTTACTGGTGACGGTGCTAATATAATATCAAAGGCACAAACGAAGCCATTTTATTATAATAAAATATCGTTTGCTATAGATAGAAGTATATTATCTAATAATTTAGTTATTTATACAAGCAACTATGTTACTTTTACAAATACAGTTAATGATGCTATAAATATACAATATTTTAATCTATCTAGTCCTTCTACTAATGATAATGATCATTTAGGTATGGATGTGATAAAATCATTATTCCCAGCTAAGACAATTAACATCAATGGAACTAAATATGATGCCTCTAAACAAATAGATCTTCCTACAAATGAAGTTAATTGTAATATTAATGGTATCCATTTTGATGGCAAGACAGATATCACCATTCCAGCACCAACTAATGCATTAACTTTAGGCGGATTAGATTCTAGTCAATATATTAAAGCTACTGATGTAGGAAATGCAGCTGGTAAGATTCCACGATTTGATAATGATGGTTTCTTAGTATATCCAGATGGTTCTAAGGAGCGTATAGAAAATGGCTAAGTTAGATAAAGTTCTAGCAGTATATGATAGGGATGGTAATCGACAAGCCATCCCATTATATACTACATTAGAAGAAGTAAATAACCTTGGTAGAAAGATTAAATTAGGTAATGACTATGTATATTATCCATTAACTGAAAATCTAACAGATCCTAACGCATCTAAGAAAGTTGTAGTTATTGGTACTAAAACATATAAAGCCTTACTAAAAGTAGGTGGAGTTGGATTTAGAACTATTCTTGAGGCATTAGATAGCAATGGTTATATATCAGTGGAAAATTCTCATAAATTAGATGGTATAGATAGATCTGTTGGTGGTGAAGTTAAGATAAATTCTAATACAGATCTAAATAGTTATAACTATCGTGCAATGTATACTGATGGTACTACTATTAAGCTAGATGATTATACTGCTAATAAATATATAGAGCATTTAGATTTACCTAACTTAGATACTGAACGAAATATTTCCTATGAAATACCAGCTAAATCTATAACATTTGGATCAGATGACGTTAAATATTTAAATTATACTGGTAATATAAAAACTGTAATGTCTAGTAAATATGATGTTGTAAACGCTAGTCAACTTTTTATAGGTACTAGTACATATAATACATTCGACTCATCTGTATTTATTGGCAATCATACTAGTGAAAATATAACTGATATGATTGAGAATATTGCAGGTAGTCATATTAGTACTAAGAAATTCGTTGCCGGTCATAGTAGTAATATATGTAAAATTAAATTAGGCGATAATACTACAGGTGCAGAAATAGATCCATTCTCTAATAATGCTAATAATAGATTAGATATTAATACTTGTAAGATTAATGAAAATGATAAATGGCAATTTGCATTCATGGCAGGGGAAGCTACATCTGATTCTAATTGTATGAAATATGTAACCCCAGTTACTAAAACTATAGTAAATGATAAAGCAGAACTTTCTTATAAATATAAAACTAGTAAGAATGCTATTAAAACCAAATCTGAAATTACTAGTAACTCCAATAAGTTTAAATCCCTTATATTAACTATAGATCCATCTTTTAGCAAAGACTCATTAAATGTTAACATAACATCCATATTATATACAGTAAGCTTTTTAGCGTTAGATAGTAATAATGCAGAAATACAATTGGCTAGTTGTAGAATTTATGAGCCTGTACCGAAAATTTTATCTAAAAGTGGCTATGATAATTATGTAAAAAATGTTCCTGGTACATATCCTAATGATAATTTTGTTTTCTGTGATTATGATAAGGCAGATACTCATAAGCCTTTTATTAAACTAGTATTCGGTAATGATGTTTTACATACTATTTTGATTAGACCAGAATATAATAGTGATACTGGTGATTTATATATGAATATTAAAATTATCAAATCATCTAAATATAATGATAGCAATAGTAAAACTGAATCTAGAACCTGGATATATAATATAAACACTCGTAAAGTTAATCCAGATATTAGTAGATATAAAAATAAACGTGCACTGATATTTAATATAAATAATATAGAAAACACTAGAGCTCCTCTAAGTCCACAGGAAAAAACTATAATAGGAGATAAAAGAAGATTATTTTATTTCACATCAAATTTTTCTTCTGGATCTAGTATAGATTCTAATAAAGATTTATTCTTGTTCAATATGTTTAATATAATGAATGAGAAAGACTATACTGGTGCTATAGATTGTGGATATATGCAACAAGTTATAGCTGCTCCTGAAAATATGAAAGAGCAAATCTTTTCTGAAAAAGTGCAAAAGGTTTTACATGGTGAGTATGATGATGAAGCTAAATATTATCCATTAAATCTCAAATCATTCTAAACACTATACCCAGAAGGAGTTTAAACTCCTTCTGGGTTATATATTATTAAGGTGATTCATATATCTTATATTTATCTTAAAGGAGGAAAAGTATATGAAAATTTTTAGCGTATGTGCAAGAGTAGACTACAACGGTCAAGATGTTATCGACTTAGGGTTATTTAAGTCTTCTAAAGCTGCTTTATTAGCAATGAAAACATTCATTGATGAACATGTTCGAGCTGCTAATAAAATTAGTGTAGAGCTATTTACCTTTAGCGATAATACTTTGAACGAAGATGCTAGTCTTCCATATACGACTACTGATCTTATGTACAATCCTAGTACTAAGAAGTATGATGACTTAAATCCAGTATTATTCGTATAATACTGGTGAGGGGGGAGATGGATAATCTCTCCCTCTTTTATTTTTTTTGTAAATATACCCCATAGGAGTTCAACTCCTATGGGGTATAATATTATTTAGTTATATCTGGTTTTGTATAACGTAGACCATAATATTCTATAGGTTCTCCTAGTAAAGATTCATGGAATAATGAAGTTTCTGTTGATACTTGATCACTATTCCAACGAGTTTTATCACGAGTCATAGAATAGAATGAGAAATAATATCCATTAGCTGGACTGTATGTAACCCATGTATTAGATGTGGTCAAATCAAATTTTAATCTCCATGTAGGTATTATTTCACCAAGTAATACATTTCCATATCGTATAAAGAAATATAATGCATCAAAATCGGTCCATTTTTGTTTAAGTAAGATAATACGTTCGCCATTATTTGGTCGCCATCTAAGATCTCCATTATATACTCGCATATCAGTTCTTTGAAAATCTGGTATATATGTAATATCGTTTTTATTTGTTTTACCAACTTTTTTAGCCAACGTATCCCAATCTATTAATGGAACCATTTCATATGGGGTACTACTATCAAATACCCCTCTAATACTAGTATTAATATTAGCAAAAGCTGATTCCATATTACTCTTTAGAGTATTAGTCGTTGTAGTAATAAGATCAGTCAATTCTTGTTTAACTGTATTAATATTAGAAGTAGTATTAGTCAAGTTAGTATTAATGGTTTGATTCAATGTACTCTTTGTAGTATTGATTAGATTAGTTAAATCATTCTTAGCTGCAGACAATGTATCTGCATTAGCAAATTCAACCCAATCACTTACATTAGAGTTAGCTACAGCGAACTTAATTTTTTTACTTCTTGGATCATATCCAAATTGACCAGCAAACTTAGGAGTCATATTAGTATTACCATGAATATTAAAATGATCCATAGATGTGAAGTCGCCATTACCATCAGATACGTAATACTGTGGACCACCAAATCTATTATTAACAGAAGTTTCTACAACTACACCTCTAGAGATATTAGATATCGTAGTGGCACCATTGATATCAGCAAATCGTAATTGACCGCCTTTACGTAACGTATTAGATGTATTCAATGGCATATTACCATTGACTATGATATTACCAGAGTCAATACAGTATACTGTACCAGTACTATTAGTAATAAGATTAGTGTTACCTGTAATGATTACATTTGCACTATTAGAAGATTTAATAGCAAATTTACCATCATTAGAGTATGTATTACTTTGTAATGTGATATTAGAAGAGTCTGCAAGCATATTACTAAAGTCAATAGTAGTTGGATTGGTAGCTAGTTCATTTTTAACTGTAGTACTATCAAGATTCAATGTACTTCTTCTAATAGTACCAGTAGAATTCAAGTATTTGACATTATACATATTTCTATCCAAGTTAAGATCTACTGTACTTGGAGATTTGAATATAATACTATCAAATGTAATATTAGAATTCTTAACTAAAGTATATGGGAAGGATACAGAACCATTCCATGAAGTAATAACTACTTCAGGTTTAATATTATTAAACTCTAATACTTGAGCAGCTACGTTACAGTTAGCTGGAGTAGTATAATCGCCAGGTTTAATAATTACATTAACTACATCAGATGTATTTAAAGAATGAAGATAACGAACTAATTCATTCAAGTTAATGAATGGAGTAGCAGCATCACCAGTTTTAATTCTATCTGAATATGAAGCATCTACATATACTTTATTAGCAGTATCTACCATATTAGGATATAATCTACGCAAGTTAGTATTATATGCTACTTGACCATTATCTGCTAAGTAAGTAATGTGAATATCTTCTGGTTGACTAGATAGATTATATACATTAGTACCCATATCAAATAATGTAGATTGATAATTGAATTGAGTACCTTTACGTAATTCAGTTCTACTAGCCAAAATGACTGCATCTTTAGGGGATACTTTCTTATATGCTAATGGCATATTAGTTAAGCCATGATTATGAGCTTTAAGTAAGTCTACATTAGCTGGTACATTATCTACATTATGAAGCATTGCTTCAGTTAAGCAATCACCTTCAGATATAAATGTACGACCAATGTGTTTAACCATTAATGCGATTGATAAGTTATTATAATTATTGGCATGCTTAGCACCAGTATTATAATAAGTATAATCATCATCTGAGTTATTATAGAAAGTCAACTCAGCTCCATTGAAATCTACTTTTTCGTTAGGAGCAATTTCATATGGAACTGTAGCTCTATCAGCTGCAGCTTTAAGTCTTACATTGATACCATTAATAGTAGTTGCATCCATACCATTAGTACCACTTGTAGTATTAGTCTTAGCTGCATCTGGTACATATACTTTCTTAACTAAGTTAGATCTAATCAATTCTTCAAAGTTACCAATATGATCTTGATGGAAATGAGTAATTAATAAGAAGTCTAATTTATCAATATGATTTTCTTGTAAGCAACGTTTAATAGAAGATACAGATGATACAGAATCAGCAAAGCAATCGATCATAAACCAATGAGCTTTGTCAATACCTACAATTGTACAATCTCCTCTATCACCAGAATCGTTATTATCGCCATATCTAGGGAAAATAACATCTAGTGCTCTACCATTCAATTCATTAGTTTTCTTTTTGAATTCATCTAATGCTTCACCAAGAGAACGAGCAAGCTCTTCAAAGTCTGGACGAACTACAGTAACTTGAGTATTATTAGTTGCACGAGAACGAGCTACTTTATATACAACCATTTCAAGTACATCACCAGCATCAGCTGTATATCCAACTAATGAGATAGATTTACTTTCGGAATTGAATGAGAAGTTTTTACCTTGGATTAGACGTACACCATTATGGAATAATTCTAGTCTATCCACCCCAGGATCATAGTTAAGTGCATTAAATGTGAATGTATTTTCACCATCAGCTACAACAGCATAGGAGTATGTAGTACTATCAATAAGATATGGTAAACCATTAGTTACATAGAAACGTTCAGTAAGATAATCGTATTGAAGATATAATTCATCACCAGCATGAATATCACCAGTCTTAACTGGATCATATCCAATAAAGATAGGGATATTCTTACCATCAACTCTTAGTGTAGCATGATTGCCTACATTGGCATGGAATCTAACACTAATTACATTACCATCAAGAAGTTTATATTCATTAGGTAATGATGTATTCATTGTAGTATTGTCATCTTTAGTTACACATTTAGTGATAATACCACCACGGTCTAATAGTGCATTCATTTTGTCATATAGACCTTTAACAGCTGCACTAGAAGCTACAGATGTAGCATCATTAGTAGTATAACTATGAGAATACTTTTGCATTCTATCAATAGGAACTGTACCTTTATTGAGGTATGCACCATCAATATAGTTCATAGTCTCAAGCTTAGGAGCATGAGCATTATAAACAAAGTAGAAGTTAATAGTACGACCAGCTTCTACTTCTTCTTGGAAAGTAATCTTATTACCTTCGATGGAATAACGGTTAGGATAGATTTGAAGAGTACCAATATATAATAAGAGCATATTAGGTTGATCAAAGTATCTTTCAAATGGTACTGGGATATCAAATGTTTTACCCTTTTTAGTAACTACAATAGAATCAAAGGCAGAAGCAATATGAGAGATTTGTCTAACTTTAGCTTCTACAGTTTCACCATCATCAGTGAATACTTGAGAAGCAATAGTTAATGGAGCAAATCGTTCTTCACCTTTAACTAAAGTAGTTGGAGTGATGTTTTTATAGTCACCTAGGAATTTAGTAATTTCAGTAGTAGCAACTACATTCTTCCAGGCACCAGTCCAAATATAGAATAATTCAGACTCTTTTATATAGTAAATTACATCAGTACTTACTTGATCATTATTAGATAATCTATAACGTTCAGCATCAGTATCTACTAATGTAAGTTTATTAGTTTTAAATCGAATGTCAACAGCTACATCATAGAATACTTCATTAGTATCAGTTGTAGCTATAAACTGACCTTCGGTAATTGGTACTTGAGAGAGGTGAGCTCGTTCAGTAGCCAAATATTTTAACGTTGCCATGTGTAACTCCCTTTATTAAATAGTATTATCAATTGCAAGATCTTTACCAATGAAACCAGCAGATACAGAATAGAACCAGTTTACACCACGATCGTAAGTTACAAGACGAACCAATTGAAGTTCTTTATTCTTACTAGGAATAATACGTCTAGGAATCTTAACTTCTACACCATCAGCTCTAGTAATATGAAGATCAAATGCTTCAGTATTGATATTTTGAGGATCTAGAATAAGAATGATTTCAGCTGTAGATTTTTCTAAACCAACGATAGTAAATGTAGGATTAGCACTATCTAGTGTAAAGCTATAAACTCTATCTGGACGAATTACTGTATTAGAACCACCAGGTAAATTAATCTTAGCTTCTTGTGGTAAGTTATTCTTTGTAGTATTAATACCTTCAAGAGCCCTAATACGTGGCATTGGATCTTCAGCATTAAGTAAACCAGTTACTTTAGTATTAAGCTGAGAATAACTATTAGTCAATGTATTAGTAATAGATTCTAGATTAGTTACATTACTAGTTACATTAGGGATTGCTTCTAATGTAGTAGTACGTGTTTTTAAATCAGATAATGTAGAGCCAATATTTAAAGCATCTAGAGCATCTAAGCGAGTTAAGATACCACTACGAATTTGAGTATTTTCATTATCATATGTTTTAATAGCACTAATCTCTTGATTAATATTATTAATCTTAGTATCAGTAGAATCAGATAATGCATTTACTTTAACACTCAATGCATTTATTTCACTACCATAGTCTTCGCCTTGCTCTAAATTAACTACACGTTGTTGTAAAGCTAATACTTTAGAGTTTACATCTCCTAATGCTTGAAGAGAAGTAACTTTATTTTCAAGAGTATTTACTCTTGGACCATAATCTTCACGAGCTTCTAATACAGTAATCTTATTGCTTAATTTATTAAGCTCTAAGTCTGCATTATTTTTAACACCAGTGATTTTACCATTGATTGTATCAGTAGTAGTTTCAATTAATGTATTCAATTCATCTAATCTATGACTAGCAGCATCTAAGTCAGTACGAATAGCTGGAAGATTAGAATATTGATCGGCAGTAAATTTAACTGCAGCCACATCATCTTGAAGTTTCTTAAACTTAGCCGCATCAGGTGGTGCAGTTTCTTCTAAGTGACGTACACGATCTACAATATCAGTATCTGTACGTGGTACCCATTTAACTATATTACCATCTTTAACTGGGTATGTATTATTATTAGCATGACTAAAACCATTGATTTCGATAGTACCACCATAATCGACAATAGAATCATTATCGAATGTAATTTGTGGTACACGATATCGTTTAACTGGTTCATCTACTGTTGTTAGATTATACTTAGAGAGCTGTTGAATATATCCATCTAAACTTACAATACCAACGCCTTCTACGTTGAAAGTATAGTTAGATAAGTCTACATTCTTTTCAACTTCTTTAAGAATATTTCTAGTTATATCAAATATAATAGATTTATCTTCAGCAGAAACTACATAGAGTTTGCCTGTCTTATAATCAAATAAGATTTCTTTTTTCTCAGCCAGGAAGCGAGAATTATAATCTAATGCTATAAGAGGAACTCTAGTTCCTTTATAGTTAGAAGTAGCCATATTATACCTCCTTGCGAATATGTATTTTAATTACATTAATGTTCAAAATATA